TGGTGCAACGCAGCACAGGGCACATCCTCGCTGGCAACCACCGATACCGCGCAGTCATGGCCGCAGAGGGATACAGAATTCCCGTGCTGTGGGTAGACTGCGATGATCGCACTGCCGAAAAGATTCTGCTTGCCGACAACCGCACTGGAGAGCTTGCCCACCGTGACGATGAGGCACTGGCCGAGTTGCTGAAAGAGTTGAGCGCAGAGGATGACCTGCTGGGCACGGGGTATCAGGAAGAGGATCTGGATGCGCTGCTGAAGGAACTTGCTCTCCCAGAGGAGTTCCCGGAATTTACCGAAGAGACGGGCGACGACGTTGAAATGTGCGAGTGTCCAGAGTGCGGACACAGGTTCCCCAAGTGATCGATTATCCTGCAATCCTTGACGAGGCAAGGTGTTGCCCCCATGCCCCAAAAGAAGAGGATGCACCCTCGGTTATCTCTACCTTTGCCGGTGGTGGTGGGTCGTCTCTTGGCTATTCAATGGCCGGATGCCGCGAACTTCTAGCCGTAGAGTGGGATGACAATGCCGTTACTACTCTGCGGGCGAACTTCCCCGATCTTGATATTTGCCACGGCGACATTGCAAAGTTGAGCGTTGCCGAAGTGCTAGAGCGAACGGGGATGCAACCAGGTGAACTAGATATTTTTGATGGTTCCCCCCCTTGCCAAGGATTCTCAACTGCCGGCCAGCGCAGGATGGACGACGATCGCAATCAACTTTTTCGTGAGTTCGTGCGGTTGCTCCGAGGTTTGCGCCCTAAGGTTTTTGTGATGGAAAACGTGTCAGGCATGATCAAAGGCAAGATGAAACTTGTTTTCGTCGAGATACTCAAAGAGTTGAAAGCAAGTGGCTACCGCGTTTCTGCTCGTCTTCTCAATGCGAAATACTTCCATGTGCCTCAATCGAGAGAGCGCCTTATTTTTATAGGGGTGCGTGAGGATCTTGACAGGGAGCCGACACATCCGAGGGCGGAGAGTCGGCCTGTAACAGTAGGGCAAGCACTCCCCTGGTGCGAATCTTTTGTTACAAATTCTAGTTACTGTGAGAGGGAACCACCTCTCACAGTAAGCCACACCCGGCGATTCTAAAGGGAGGGCCATCAGATAAGCACGGGATGATCGAGGTTGGCCCCGACATCGCAAAGTATGCAATAGGCAAAGAGTGGGATAAATTGAAACCTGGTGAGCGATCAAAGAAGTTCTTCCAACTAGAGAAGCC